CCGGGAGTTCGCCGGGGCGCTTTCCACGTAGTGGAGTTGCGTGGCGCTCTCGGCGAAGATGGCGACGTATTCCTGATACTTGGCGACGGCCACCAATTGCTCGAGGCCGGCCGCGACGGAGCTCATGTCGATGAAGCCCGCGCCGGTCGTTTCCGTCGTCCACTTCGTCGGTGCCTTGATGCCGGACAGGTGGAAGTTCGGGCCGGACACCGAAAGCAGGCGTGAGCCGAAGGTCTTGGCGTAGGTGCCGGGCTGGAACGTGCCGCTACCGTCCGCGCCGTTCGCCAGCACGAGGCCGGTCGGAACCGAGACAGTGAAGGAGTTGACGAGCGTGAAGGTGACGGCAAAGCCGTTGCTGGCGGCCCCCGCAGTCGCCGCAATGATGTTGACGCGAACGCCGACGGCGGTGGCGGTGTAATCGGGCGAGGACGTATTCGAGTTAATCGCCGCAGCGATGGCCGTTGCCGTCGCTTCGTTCGACGTGGCCCATGTGACGACGGCGGACATCAGCGTGATGCCGTTTACTTTTATGTCAATCGTCGAGGTCACACCGCCGCCCGTCACTTCAAACGAAGCGCGGGCGCGGCCGTCGAACCAGTCGGTGACGCGCGTACCGTCGTAGAAGTGGTAGATCGAGCCGTCGACGAACTGGCCCACGACATAGAGCTTGCCAGCGTTCAGTTCGACGTCCAGCACCTTGTCTAGCGCGGTCACGCCGTCCGGGTGCTGCAGCCGCTGGTAAGAGATGCCGGATGGCAGGGAGGGGGCGGCGTCGTGGCCGAACACGTAGACGCTGGTGCGGTCGGCGGCGATGCCCTTTGAGGCCGCCGCCGGCAGCGTATATTCGAGCGCAAACGCGGCGCGCTTCTCGAAGTCGCCGCCGCTGGTGATGTGGCCGTTCGACGCCTTGATGAGCACCCCGCCCGAGATCGTCTCGGTGAGGCGCTGTGCGTCAAGGCCGCCCGTGAACTCCTTGATCCAGATGGTGCCCATCTAGACGCTCGGCGGGCGGTAGTGATTGATGACAGGCTGCGCGGGGCGGCGGTCCTCTTCCGCGAACATGCGGAACTTCTTGCGCGGCATGAGCTGGCCTTTGATCTTCGCGTAGAGCCGGGCGGCCTGATCGAGCTTCAACTGCGCGTCCTTGGCGCCGGTCGCGGCCAAATAGTCGGCAGCGGCCGACTTGACCAGCAATTGGTCGTCGATGTCGCAGACGTCGGCGTCAGCGACGAGCGGGCGTAGCTTGCGGATACCGATGATGCGGACGCGGCCCTCAAGGGTCGTCGTGTCGGCGTTCTGATCGGGGACCGGCCAGATTTCGATCTGCTCGTCTTCAGTGAGGAGCCAGCGACGCGGCGGCCAGGCGCGCTGGTCCGTTTCGCTGTCGTGGGCGGCGTAATGGCCGTCGTCGATGCCGGGGTCGACCGGGTTGTAGACGGCGGAGTAGCGCACGTCGATCCGGCTGATCCTTGTGATGTCTAGATCGCCGCCACCAGTGCCGTCTTCGAGCGTGGCGCTCAGCGGGTCGTAGTAGCGCTGGCCCGCTTGCACGTTGATGAAGCGCTCAACGCGCAGGTGAGGCCACGCGAAGTCCTCCCAGAAGAAGTCCTGCTTCTGCTGCAGTTCCTCTACTTGGGTGTCGCGGACCTGATTATTATGCGCAGCGTTACGCGACAGGCGGCAGGCCGAGCGGTACATTTCCAGCAATCGGATGAGAGGCGTACCGCGGGCCATAGCCGGTCCTTACTTGAACATGTCGTCGCCAGCCGGCGCCATGTCGCCGATGCCGTCATCCTCGTCGGCAGCAGCGGCCAGCGCGTCTTCGATGACGGGCGGCGGGTCTGGCTCGACGGCTTTCTTCTTGCCGCGCTTGACGGGCGCGTCGAGCGGCAGAACTTCCTCCTTGGAGAGGACGGTTTCGCCTTCAGCGGCGCTGGCGTTACGCGAGGCCGCAGTGGTGCCGGCGCCGACGCGAGCAGCGGGCTTGTAAAACTCTTCGGGGAGTTCGAGTTCGTCGAACGTCTCGAACATGCGCGCGGCGACGCCGGGGAACAACGCGTCGATCGCCTTGGAGCGGAGCACGCCGTCTTCGTTCTTGCCGTAGAGCGAAAGCAGGCGCTCGCGCTCGGCGCGGCTGGTGCGGTTCACCTGGCCGTAGGGGGCGATATCAGTGATGCTGGTCTCGCCGTGGATAAGCTGGAGGATCGCCAGCTCCGACGGCGTGATGCCCGACTTGGTGATGGTCTGGCCTGTATCGCCCGCAAGGGCGAGCATGACGTTTGCGAGTTGCATTGGTTTACCTTTTGCGGTCGGTCAGGAGGGGAACGGGCGGAGCGCTGGCCCCGCCCGTCAGGACTTAGATGCTGTCGCTGTTGGTCAGGCGGATGCGGACGTAGACCGTGCCGGAGCCTTCGACGAAGGCCGTCACAGAGGCGGCTTCGATCGAGATGGCGTCCTTCTTGGTCAGCACGTTGAGCGCCGTGATATCGGTGCCCTGCACGATCTTGCCCATCGTGTTCGCCGCCACGGTCGTCAGGGCCAGAAGGCCGCCCGTCAGGTTCGTGGTGTTGATTTCGACGTTCAGGGTTGCCAGCTTCGCGGCGGTGGTCGCCGGGACGTTGGTGACGAACGAGATGTCCTCGATCACGCCATCGACGCCGGGACGGAAGTCAGTGACGACGTCCTGAGTGCCGGTGATCGAGGCCAGGTTGATCGGGAACGCCAGCGTAAGGACGTTGTTGCCGTCCGCCACGTCGAAGAACAGGTCGACGGTCGAGCCGGCGGACCAGGTGATGCCCGAGGAGTTGGTGACGGTGATGAGCGAGGCGCCGTAGGTGGCCGAAATCTGGGAGGCCGCAGCCGTCCAGCGATCGTTGCCGTTGACGACGGCGTAGTGGCCGGCGTTACGGACAAGACCCGCGGTGAAGTCGCCCTGGGCGAAGCCCGAAGGGTAGGCGACGGTAAAGGTGCCTGCGGTCGCGACGTCGGCCGTGAGAACGGTCGAGACACGAGCGAAGCGGTTGTTGTAGTTAGGCATTTTTCACTTCCTGCTTGTTGGAGGAAGACCCGGCACCTTATCGTGTCGGGTCTGTCCGTCGTGTCTTACGCGATGTCATACACCGCCGACGTGTTGAGCTGCTTGGCGATCATGACCGCGTCGGTCGTGATGCCGTTGTACATCACGTAGCGGTCATAAGGCCGGGCGGGGTTGTGCTTCTTCATCTTCTGGCCGTCCATGTAGAGCAGGCGGACGCCGGTCTTGCCCATGTCGATGACGTACATGCGCTTGGAGTACCCCAGATCGTCGAGGGTCGGATCCCAGACCATTTCCAGACCCTTCCAGGTCGGGTTATCCATGCCGCCGTCGGCGTTCTTCTGGCCCTCCCAGCCGGTACGAGTGTACTGGCCGTTGGCACGGAGCTCCTTCATGTAGCCAGCGCGGAAGTCCGAGCCGACGAACAGCTTGTAGCGGCTCGAGCCCTGACGGTACTTCGAGAGCTGCAGCCATTCCTTTTCAAGGAACTCGATCAGCGCGCCGCCGTTGGATGTCGACACGGTGATCGGGCCCTGCCCACCAGCGCCGGCGAAGGCAGTGGTAGCAGCGCGGTTACGCCACCAGGAGTTGGCAACACGGCCGATCGTGCCGGTCGTGCCGACGGCCGGGCTGTCAAGGATCAGCGAGCGGATGCCCGCAATGGCCTTGGCATCGGTCGAACCGTCGCCGTGAACCAGACGGTCGAACGAGTAGGCGTAATCTTCGCCGAGAGTGTCGTTCTTCTCGTCGAGGATATTGGCGAGGGCCTGCTCTTCGCGGCTTGCCATCGGCGAAGTGGTCTGATCCGAGCCGTTCTCGAGAACTTCGATACCGTCGTTCTTGAGCTCGGTCATCGTCACGACCATACCGATGTGATGCTCACGCCACGGGAAGCGGGCGCGCTTGATCCCGGTCGGGTTGTAGTAGGTGACCTGGTCGTCGCCGGAGTAACCGACGAGCGAGCCGCCACCCTGGCCGGCCTTGACGGCGAAGGTCACATTGTCCTTGCCGCCCGTGAACTTGCCAGCAGCCTTGTCGAACGCTTCGAGCATGGGCTTGTTGGCGACGTTCTGCTTGAAGACGGTGCCGCGGTCGATATAGGTCTCGAGCGCGGCAGCGGTGATATTCGAGATTTCGTCAGAAGTGAAAGGCATTCAGCCTATCCTTTATGTCCTAGGCCGAGCGCCGATTTGCACGCACAATGTCCAGCGTGCTCATGTTTTCGGGCTTCTGGCCGCCTGCGACCTGACCGCCGGTAATGGGGCGGATCGCTGGACGTGCGGCAGGCTTCGGGGCGGCCGGAGTGGGCGCGAGCGCTTCGTTGACGGCCTTGTAAGCCTTCTGAAGCTGCGCCTTCACGCCTTCCGGCGTGTTCGGCTTTCCCTCGGTCTGCTGCAGGAACAGGATCTCCTTTTGCAGCGGCACGAGCTTGGCGTCGAAGTTGGGGTCGCGCTTCCGGCGGTCAGCTTCCCAATCACCTGCGGCGGATCGAATGGCGTTGGTCGCATTGGAGGCGGCCTCACGCTCACGCTGCTGCTCGGCGAACGTCTGCTGCGTCTTGACGGCCTGTTGGGCTGCAAGAGCGCGGCTCAGCTCGATAGCTGCCTCGCGGCTCATCTCTCCGGCATCGACACGCTGCTTGAGGTTGTCAGGCAGCACTTCGCCGGCGGCGATGAGCAAGTTCGATACGATCGGTTTCAGACGCTCCCAGGCTGACTGCGGATCGGTCTTGATAAGCGCCATGATGGTCAGACCATCGGCCGCTTCTTCCGAGGAGAGCCCTGTTTTTGTCAGGAACCCCTCGACGTTGCGGTAGCGCTGCGCGTCGACTTTCTCCGTCTTCAGTTCCTTGAGGAGATGCTGAAAACGCGGGTGCTTGTGGAACGGGACGTCCGAGTATTCCTCGTTGTCCTGCTCTTTCGGCTTTCCGTCGGCCTCGAGGCCGTCTTCTTCACCTTCGGCTGGCGAGGCCGTCTGATCCTTGCGGCTCTCCGTGACTACGTCACGAACTACGGAGAGCAGGCTGTCATCAGTTTCGCCGGTCGCGGGGGACGAAGTCGCGTCATCAGCCTTGACCTCAGTTGAGGTCTCCGGCTGTGCGTCCAGATCGGAAATGGAGGACGGGTCCAATTCCTCGATGTTAGCGTCCGTTTCGGGAGGCATTTACGCTCCTTTTGATGCGCCCAATTGTAGGGCATGTTGGTTTCTACGGCAAGTCATGCCAGACAACGGCCTACGCCGTTTGGTTCGACCCGAACGCCGGGCCGCTCCCGCCTTGCCCACCGGGCGGCATCGGAGCGTTGTTCGCGCCCTCGGCCCCCTGCTGGTTCGGGTCGGATTGCTGCGGATCGCTCTGCGGGCCAACAGGCCCTGCGATCTGCTTTTGTGAGTTCATCGAGACGATAGACGGAATGCCGGCCGCGATGGCGTCGGTGAGGTCCATGCGGTCGTCGAGGCGGCGCAGCGTCTCGCGCAGCAGCCACATCGGCTTGAGTTCGGGCATCTGGAGCAACATCGGGAGCATCTGCTTCCAGTTGTTGATCTCGACGGCCTGGTTGGGCTTGCCGGACGATCCTGCCTCGACTTCGAGGTAGATTTCGCTGGCGATGTCGGCGAGCGGCACTTGCGGCCACACGGCGCCGGGGCCGCAGATTTCCATGACCTTCTCGGCGGAGGCTTCCTTCTGGAGGATCTGACCCGCAGAGCGCGCAATTAGCGTCAGGAAGGCGTCGAGGTCATCGACCGAGGAGCCGTCGGAGGAGGCCGACGAATTGGCCGCGATGGCGCTTTCCGTGGCGGTGGCCTTCGAGACACCGCCGAACTGCGCTTCCTGCGTGCCAACGACGACCTGCGTGTCCTGAAAGATCGGCCCTGTCTCATAGAGGTTCGGGTCGACGCCGGGCACCGGCACGGACTGGAGGATCTTGCTGATCTCGGAAGACGGGTCGATGTTCAGGCCCAAGACCTCGAACGCCTTGAGGTCTTTGAGCACCATCGGGTCTTCTTCGTCGCCGAAGGCACCGTTGGCGTAGACCCAGCGCGGCCGGGCGGCATCGCGATGCTCGCGCAGACCCTGCCGGGAGCGGTTATGCTCCTTCTGCATGTCGATCATCAGCGACACGTCAGAAGGCGGGAACAGCTCGTCTTCGCTCTCGACCGCATTGAAGGTCAGGGCGTAGACGGGCCAGAAGCTCTCGACGAACACGTCGGGCGCGGCGGGCTCGCGCAAGAAGCCCTTGTAGCCGTCGGCGAGGTAGTAAACGAGCCCGGCGGCCTTGTCGTAGTGCTTCCACACGCAGA